AGTTAGGGATGATATCCGAAGGCGTGAACGCATGGCAGAAGCTATGTACGAAGTCTAGGATTCACCACCACTGCTCAGTAAGTACAAATACTCACAGATGCGCTCATCGATCTCCAAATTTAGCTCAGGTTCCCAGTGATGAAAGGTTCAGGCATTTATTCACAGCTACGCCAGGCTTGGTTATGGTTGGAGCTGATCTTTCGGGGATTGAGCTTCGGATGCTTGCTCATTATCTCGCTCGTTTCGACGATGGTCGTTACGCGGATGTTCTCCTTAATGGTGACATTCATGCCGAGAACGCAGCTAAAATTGGAATTTCCAGAAAGCTTGTGAAAACGGTCACCTATGCCTTTCTTTATGGGGCTGGTGATATTAAAATTGGATACTCCTATGACAAACAACTATCTAAGAAGGAAGCCCGTAAGAAGGGCAAAGAGATACGCCAAGCTTACATTGATGCCATCCCAGGCCTTTCACAGTTGTTGGAGAAGGTACAAATCGCTAGTGAGAGAGGTTATGTCTTGGGACTGGACAACAGGCGTATCAAGTTTCACTCGGGGCATGTCGCACTCAACTATTTACTCCAAGGCAGCGCGGCGACGATTGCCAAAAGATGGATGGTATTGAACCATGAACAATTACCTAAAACTGCTAGACAGCTTGCATTCATTCATGATGAATTACAATTTGAAGTCAAGAAAGAAGAAGCCAAAGATTTAAGGTTCCTTCTTGAATTGACTGCAGTACAAGCTGGAGAGTACTACAACATGAGATGCCCTACAGCCGCCGAATCAAAGGTAGGTAAAACATGGGCAGATGTACATTAATTTATGAAAATATTATGCGATGCAGACTTCATCGTCTATAAGGCGTGCGCGGCTGCAGAAAGTGAAGTGGACTTTGGTAACGATGTTATTCTTGTCACTTCTAACTTTCGCGATGCATACAACGCCACAAAACGAGAACTTACCAAACTTGAAAACAAACTTGGGCCATTCTCTTCTATGATACTGTTCTTTTCAGACAGTACAAATTTCAGGAAAAAAATATTACCAGAATATAAAGGCCATCGTAATCGTAAGAAACCTTGTGGATACAAGCGTGTCATAGAGGCTTTAAAGAAAGAGTATAAGGTTATTATAAAACCTGGACTCGAAGCTGACGATGCAATGGGTATTTATTCTACAAAATTTCCTGGTAATATTATAGCTTCACCTGATAAAGATATGAAACAGATACCAGGTAAGTTATATAATTTTGATGAAGTTTTCACAATCGATTCTGACGCTGGCGCGAAATGGCATCTAATTCAATCGATGGCAGGAGACCAGACTGATGGTTATTCTGGAGTACCAGGTATTGGTGTTAAAAGAGCAGAAGCACTTTTTAAAGAGAAAGGTTATGCTTGGAAAACAGTAGTAGAAGCTTTCAAAGATAAAAATCTTACAGAAGAAGACGCACTAGTTAATGCACGACTTGCTAGAATTTTAACAGCTGATGATTATGACTTCGACAAAAAGAAACCTAAGTTATGGTCCCCCTCCTCCGATTACAAAATTAACGATGGAGCAGGATCTAAAGTTAAGACAGATAAGTGATAGACTTAATAGTGGCGATGTTGATTATAAAGATATCGTCACTGTATTCTTAGCACTACAAAAGCAGAACTTTGTTCTTGCTAATTCAATGATTAACCTTGTAAACAAATGGCCCACTCTCCATGAAGACATCATTTTTATCGGACCAAGCGAAAGAATTCAGGAAGAAATACAAACTGAGGAGCTCAGCTGATAGATCTACTAGAGCTGTACAGCATAAACTTATAGTTGAGGAATTTAAAGAGTTCCTTCAAGCTGAAGGTATGTTGTTTATGCACGGCAGGAATCATCAGGAAGAAGCTCTTAAAGAATTAGCGGACCTTGTATATGTCTGCTATCAATATGCTGAGAATATGGGATGGTTGCTAGATGAGGCAATGGACCGTGTTCATAAAAGTAATTTGTCCAAACTCGATGAGGACGGTAATCCAATTTATCGAGAAGATGGAAAGGTCTTAAAAGGACCGAACTACAAACCACCTGATCTATCTGATTTAGTATAATGACTGCAAGCGTAATTTCCCGCACTGGTCGGGTCCAATCATGGTTGGATAACCCAGAATCACGGCTCCCTGTGAGCTGTACAGTATTTGTTGTTGAAGATTCCATGGAGGGATCTGAAGGCATCGAGGCCAGCTGGAGATTTGTGTCACATGGTTTACGCCATGGGGCTGGCTGTGCTGTACATTTATCTAAGCTCAGGCCTAAAGGTCATGAGAATGGACGTGGCTTAACTGCCAGCGGTCCAGTATCTTTTGCAAAAATCTACTCAACATTAAATGAAACACTTAGAAGGGGAGGGGTCTATAAGAATGGTGCTGTTGTTATCCATCTTGATCTTGACCATCCCGACATTCTTGATTTCGTGCAAGCTCCCAGGGCTGAACTTGCCTGGGTTAAAAGATGCATCGACATTGAAGAAGAAAGCTGGAGAAATACCAACGATGAAGTTAAGCACGCCATCCTTTACGGAATTAAGTCCGGGGACATCTGGCTCAACAAAATAAGGTATGATGACGAAGGAAACAGAATCTACGGAAACGTCTGTCTTGAGGTATACCTGCCCTCACGCGGAACATGCTTGTTACAACATGTCAATATCGCAGCCTGTGAAATCGGTGATATCAAAGAGGCTTTCCATACTGGTATGTCCCAGCTGTGCGAGCTCCATAGTAAAACAGGTGTCGGAACAACTGGAGAATATTTGCCAAGTTCTACCGACCGACAAGTCGGGCTCGGAATCCTTGGATTGGCTAACTTTTTACGAAGGAACGGTATAACATATGACGAGTTTGGAGGTGCTTTGGCTAAAGTCAATGCCGGAAAGTCGGATGATACTAAAGCAACCTTCGCTGCTGAAGAACTTAAATGTGGTATTGAATCTGCCGCATCAGTGGCTAGGGCTAATAGGATGGTTCGGGCCTTTGCTATCGCACCGACTGCCAGTTGCAGTTATAGAAGCAAAGATTTGGATGGCTATACTAGCTGCCCCGAAATCGCACCCCCAATTGCAAAATCAGTCGACAGAGATAGCGGCACCTTCGGTGTCGAACACTATGAATACGGCGACGTTGAAATCGCCTCAGAAGTAGGCTGGAATGCTTACAAAAAAGTAGCAGATCAGATAATGATTATGCTGAACAACACGGGACTTCTTCACGGCTATTCATTTAATAGCTGGAGTGATGTCGTTACATACGATAACAACTTCGTGGAAGAGTGGTTAGACTCACCCCAAACCTCCCTTTACTATTCCCTGCAAGTAATGGGCGACACGCAAGATAAGACCGATGCGTATGCAGCATTAGATCAAAGTGAAGTCGATGATTACTTACAGGACATACTCGGAAACGAGCCTGTAACCTGTGATTGTCAAGAATGATGAGAAAACATCCATATCAAAAACTATTGGACCGTAAACGGAAATGGTCCCCCGTAAAACCCACCGCTGGAGCATTGAAAGATGGATCAGAAGACGTTATTAGGCGTGCGCTCGCTGCACGTCATATGGAGTTACCAGTCGGTTCCTTTATTAAGGAAGGTCTTGAAAAAGATGTTCCCGATAACGCTAGAAAATTACTAGAAGATAATGTCAAAGACGAAGAAAGACATGATCTTGCTTTACAATACATAGTAGATGCCCACGGTGCAGATGAAAAAGCAGAAAAAGAGGCGAAGTTAATTAGAGATGCCTGGATTGCACACCCTGACCATACAATTACCAAAGCTCTCGTGGCTGAAAGAGCAATCTTCTTTGTTCTTCTCCCTATGTTTAGGTTTAATGGTGATGCTGCTATACGCACAGTTTCGGCAGATATCTCAAGAGACGAACAGATCCACGTCGGCAGTAATAGCCTTGTATGTGCAGAGTTGGGTCTATCTCCTTCTCCTTCTTTGGATAAACTTAGGAAGGCCACCATTAACTGGATTATGGAACCTCTAGGTATAAATACCTACGATAAATATTTGGACAAAAAATTCTGGCTAGATGCAAGCGATCGTTTAATGTACGAAGGTAAAGCGCCAGAGTTTTCTGAGACCAAATCCGCCCGTATGCCCGCATTTTTTGAACATGCCAACACAAATCTCCCTCAATACGCTTAAGCTCCACAACGAGCGGGTGAATGAGTTGCTTGAGAAAGTCGAAGACAATTTCAAGTGGAGACCTGTCCACCCTAAAGAACCAATCGAATCAATTATGTATCGCGCTGGTCAAGCTAGCGTGATCGATTATATAAAACAACTATTAAATGAGGAAGAAATCTAATGTGCGCCGGTAACTTATTTGGTGGAGCCCCTAAACCCCCAGCCCCACCCCCAAGGATGAAACCTGCACCTCCTTTAAGATCTCCTGCACCACCACCTGAAATGCCTACACCTGAAAGGATAAAGGATGAAACAGGTGATGATGAGTCAAAGATCTCAACACGTAAGAAAAAAGCTCTTGAAATACAAAAGGTTAAGCAAGGTGTGAAACAATTAGGAGCAATAGATCCAACAACATTGCCTTCAACACCACCTGGCGGCATTCAATCACCATCACCATAGGAGGTAGAATTATGTGCGTAGGTGGAATGGCAAATCCAGGTGACCCACTTGGAATGGAAGGGGTTAGAAAAACTAGAGATAATGTTAACAATCTTTTCGGATGGGGTAACCCAGGTACAAGAGGCGAAAGTAAGCCAGGCTCTGTAACTAACATATATAATTATGGACAACAAGCACCAAAGAGAGCTTCATTAGGAGTTAAAGGTGGTTCTAAAGCCGAAGGTAGTGAAGGAGGTAAATACTAATGTGTCTAGGAGGAGGTAGCGTAGCACCGCCAGCCCCACGATATTTAAATAGAGTCGACCCGCCACCTGGTCCAGCATCACCACCTGATATGGTGAATGATATAGAGGTATCAGATACAGGAAATTACAATAGAGATCAGTTGAAAGCTGATACAGGTAAGGCTAAGCCAGGTGCTCAGACAACTAAATCATATGGTGGAGCAGCATGATAAAAGCGCGTGATAGATACTCTCAACTAACCCGTGGTAGAACACAGTTCCTTCATACCGCAGTTGAGTGTTCAAGATTAACACTGCCCTACTTAGTCCAAGAAGATTTAAGTTCACGACCTGAACACCAAAAGTTGCATACACCTTGGCAGTCAGTAGGCTCCAAGTCAGTGGTTAACTTAGCAGCAAAGTTAATGCTTGCTTTGATACCACCACAAACTACATTCTTTAAGTTACAAATCAGAGATGATAAACTAGGAGAAGAGATAGCACCCGAGGTTAAAAGTGAATTAGATTTAGCATTCTCTAAATTAGAGAGGATGGTAATGGATTATATTAATGCTTCAAGCGATAGAGTTGTGGTGCATCAAGCACTAAAACATCTTATAGTCTCTGGTAATGCATTGATATTTATGGGTAAAGAAGGTCTCAAGAATTATCCATTAAACCGTTATGTTGTTAACAGGGACGGTAATGGATATGTTTGTGAGATTGTTACTAAGGAACTAATTAGTCGTAAGATGCTGGAGCTAGATCTGCCAGAATCTTTACCTAATTCCCCAGGGGATGACGGGTATTCGACAGGATCTAAAGATCAAGACGTTGAGGTATACACCTACGTCCGACAGGATGAGAATAGTGGTCGGTGGGTCTGGCATCAGGAAGCTTTTGATAAAATTATTCCTGGCAGCCGTAGCACCGCACCAAAGAATACAAGTCCTTGGTTAGTATTGAGATTTAATACAGTAGATGGTGAAGACTACGGTCGTGGTAGGGTAGAAGAGTTTCTTGGTGATATAAGATCACTTGAAGGACTCTCTCAGGCACTTGTAGAAGGCTCTGCAGCAGCTTCTAAAGTTGTCTTCCTAGTATCACCATCATCTACTACTAAACCAAAGACCATAGCCGATGCTGGTAACGGTGCAATCGTTCAGGGTAGACCTGATGATGTAGGTGTTATTCAGGTTGGCAAGACTGCTGACTTTAGAACAGCAGCTGAACAGATGCAAAACTTAGAGCGTAGAATTAATGAAGCGTTCTTAGTATTACAGGTAAGACAAAGCGAGAGAACAACTGCAGAAGAGGTACGCCTCACTCAGATGGAACTAGAACAACAATTAGGTGGGCTCTTCAGCTTACTTACAGTTGAATTCTTAGTACCATATTTAAATAGAACTCTCCATATATTACAACGTACCAATCAGCTACCTAAGATACCAAAAGACTTAGTAAGGCCAGAGATTGTTGCAGGTGTTAATGCTTTAGGTAGAGGCCAGGATCAGCAAAGTCTTGTTTCATTTATAACTACCATTGCTAATACAATGGGTCCAGAAGTTATGGCTAAGTACCTTGACCCAGGTGAGTATGTTAAACGACTCGCTGCAGCCCAAGGTATAGATGTACTTAACCTAGTTAAGACACCTGAGACTATGGCACAAGAGAAGCAACAACAAATGCAACAGATGCAACAGCAAGCATTAGTTCAACAAGCAGGACAATTAGCTAGTGCTCCAATGGCTGACCCAAGTAAAAACCCTGCAATGGGTAGAATGTTAAACGACGGATACGATCAACTAAATGAACAACAAGCCATCCCGCCCGACGAGGGTGAAGCAGAAGAAGCCCTCCCTTCCGAAGGTTTCGAAACCTGAATCATTAACAGATAAGACAGATATTGCTGAGCCAACACGTATTGAAGCAAAGAACTCTTTAATAGGTGCAGACCCTGAGTTTGTAACAACAGTTGGCTTAGGTAATTTAAAAGTAACCACCGCTCACGGAATAAAGAATGACGGAAAAACTGACGTATGATCCCACCCCAGCTGATGCTCCTGAATTTACAGAGGAGGAGCAAAACTCTCTGGAGGTGGCAGAGAAATTAGGTCAAGAAGAGAATGATCTACTAGCTGGTAAATATAAAAACGCGGATGAACTTGAACAAGCTTACCTTGAATTACAGAAAAAGCTTGGCTCTTCGGAGGAGGATTCTGAAGAGGAATCAACTACGGTTGAGTCAGAAGAAGAAGCTGAATGGAGTTCTGGAGCACAAGTAATAGCAGATGCTTCCAAAGAATACTATGCTAACGAAGGTGAACTTTCTGCTGAAACTATGAAGAAGTTTACTGAGATGAGTAGCACTGATCTTGTAAACGCTTTTGTAGAAATACAGAAAAATAACCCAAGTGTTGGTAATGCTCCAGCCGCAGATCTTAGTGACGCGGATGTAAATAGTGTTTATAATTCAGCTGGAGGAGAAGCAGAGTACAATAGATTAACTAGTTGGGCTGCTGAAAATTTACCAGAAAATAAATTAGATGCTTTCAATAGCATTGTAAACCAAGGAGATGCAGCAGCTATACAAATTGCTGTAACTGGGTTAAGGTCAGAGTATGAAAACCAAGAGGGTTACGAAGGACGTATGCTCACAGGTAAAGCTGCAAAAACTACAGATGCATTCCGTAGTCAAGCTGAAGTTGTAGCTGCAATGTCTGACCCTCGTTATGATAGAGACCCTGCTTATCGTCAGGATTTATACGATAAACTAGAACGATCTAACGTCGCATTTTAATTATGTCAAAAGCTTATGATCCATCGGCACGTGCAAATGCCATGGTGGTAAAATACAAAGTCAATGCAACAGGTGACCGTTGGTTCATACCTTATAATGACAACGGTACCAAAGCAGCTCAAGTAGCACAGTGTAGTAAGGTAGTAGGTAATACTACTGATGGCTCAGTAGCAGGAGCAGAATCTACATGACCTCATCCGCCCTAACAAGATCGCCACAAGATCAGTGGCAAGATTTCTGTAGCTGGGTGACGAGCACCGACAACCGCCTCTACGTGGGGTGGTTCGGTGTCCTTATGATACCCGCACTATTAACCGCAGCAACATGTTTTATTATTGCCTTCATAGCTGCTCCCCCTGTGGACATTGATGGCATACGTGAACCAGTCGCAGGATCTTTACTTTATGGAAACAATATTATATCTGGAGCTGTTGTACCTAGTAGCAACGCTATTGGGCTTCACTTCTACCCGATCTGGGAGGCAGCTAACTTGGATGAATGGCTTTACAACGGAGGCCCCTACCAACTTGTCGTCTTCCACTTCCTTATTGGCATCGCAGCTTACATGGGACGCCAATGGGAACTTAGTTATAGATTAGGGATGAGGCCCTGGATTTGTGTTGCTTACTCAGCTCCAGTCGCAGCGTCCTATGCAGTCTTCCTGGTATATCCATTCGGACAAGGAAGTTTCTCTGACGGTATGCCGTTGGGGATCTCAGGGACGTTCAACTTTATGTTTGTCTTTCAAGCGGAACATAATATCCTTATGCATCCTTTCCATATGTTGGGAGTTGCGGGGGTATTTGGTGGAGCTTTGTTCGCTGCTATGCACGGATCATTGGTCTCCAGTTCTATCGTCAGAGAGACAACAGAAAATGAATCACAAAATTACGGCTACAAGTTTGGTCAAGAAGAGGAGACCTATAACATCGTGGCTGCTCACGGATACTTTGGGAGGTTAATATTCCAGTATGCGTCTTTCAATAATTCTCGTTCTCTTCATTTCTTTCTGGCTACTTTCCCCGTGGTATGCATATGGCTTACCTCTATGGGAGTCAGTACTATGGCGTTTAACCTCAATGGTTTCAATTTTAACCAATCAATCGTCAGCTCCACCGGTCGCGTGGTCCCAACTTGGGCTGATGTACTCAACCGAGCTGACTTAGGTATGGAGGTTATGCATGAAAGGAACGCACACAATTTCCCATTGGATTTAGCATGACACATAAACCAGGACATAAAACTGATCCAAATTATGATAAGCTGCCTTGGAAAGCTAAGCAGCGATATGATTTGATGATAGAAACCACAAAGAATAAGAAGAAGAAGAAAAAGAAATGAGCAATAAAAAGAAGCCGAGGCAACTGCCTAGTCATGTAAACTTAGTTCCAAATATGAAGCAACAGACAGCTTATAAAAACTATGTCTTAAGCGGTGGGTCAGCTTCATTTTCCCAATGGAAACAAGAGAATAAAAAGTGAATACGTTTAGCGGCGACCTGACTTATCATCCTCGCCCAGTACACTTATTCTAACCTTTAATGCCAAACAACATTCATGCAACCGAACCACAAGTAGAAGTAATCGATCAACCTTACTTTGAAAATGCAGAGCGTGTCA